TGGTAATTTAAAACCTATGGACGAAGTTATCTTAAGTTTAAGGGATAGTTTTGCACAAGTTGAAAACGCAGGTCAAAAGGCTGAAATAGCAAAAGCTTTATTCGGTCAACAGCAAGGTAGTAAAATTTTAGCTTTAATAAATCAAACTGATATTGATGTTGCAAAATTATTTAAAACCATAAGAGAAAGTGGAGGCATGAGTGCAGAAACAAGAAAAAATATGGACAGTTTTGCCTTAACTACAAAAGTTTTAGGGGGTAACTTTGAAGTATTAACCAATCAAATCGGTGGAGCATTTATATCAATTTTAGACCCTTTAGCAAAAATTATTAATGAGTTACTTACTGACTTTTCAAAATTACCAAAACCAATAAAAGACTTCGGTGCTGGATTAGCTGCTGCTGGTATTGCTGCACTAGCTTTAAAAACTACTATGGTGACTCTTACGGCTTTAGGTGTTAAACAATTAATATTCACAAAAGTAGCTGCTGCTTGGAGTTTATTTACAAAAGCTATTTATGCTGCAAAAACTGCAATGATCCTTTTTAATACAACTAACCCTGTCGGTTGGATTATACTTGTAATTGCTGCTATTGGAACTTTAGGGGTAGTTATATTCAGATTTAGAAAACAAATATTTGAATTTTTTAAAAGTTTGCGTGACATGATACACAAATATTTAATAATGAGTTTTAATGCTTTACCTAAATTTATAAGAGAACTGTTAATTGGTAAAAATAATAGACCTGCCGGAGATGATTTTGTAATTAGTTTGCCAAAAGTAAAAGTTGATGATGGTGATCCATCAAATATATTAGAGGGTACGTCAAACCTCGATGGTGCAAATCAAGATACTTTAACTAAACAAACCGATGTAATGAAAGGTATGAAAGCAGGGTTGGACGATTACAAGAAAAAAGTTGAGGATGTAGCTGGAAGTATAAAATCGGCAATGGGTAATGCTTTGCAAGGTATGGAAGATGCTCTTGTAAATTTTGTTACTACAGGAAAATTAGCCTTTGGAGATTTAGCAAGATCAATAATAAATGACATGATAAGAATTGTTATCCAACAAGCAATAATGAAACCGTTCACAGGTTGGTTAAGTGGGATATTAGGTTTTGAAAATGGCGGTGTTATGTCTGGAGGAGAACAAGTTAAAAAGTATGCCTATGGAGGAATCGTAAATCGACCAACCGTTTTTCCCATGAAAAATGGAATGGGTTTAATGGGTGAGGCTGGAGCGGAAGCGATTATGCCCCTCAAACGTGGTTCTAATGGCAAACTAGGAGTACAGGCATCAGGCGGGGGTGTTGGTAACGTGGTAGTAAATGTTGACGCTTCTGGTACAAATGTCCAAGGAGATGAGGCTGAGGGTAGAGTCCTCGGTAAGATGATAGGAGTAGCGGTACAATCAGAGTTAATTAGACAAAAACGTCCGGGAGGAATTTTAGGTTAATTATGGCTAATTTTAATACTGACGTAAATTTATCTCCAAACTTTGGATTGCAGATAAGTTATGACCCTGTCCAAAAAATACAACGATACGCAGATGGTTATGAGCATAGATTAAATTTTGGAATAGCTGCACATCAAAATCCAAGAACTGTAAATCTTAGTTTTGAAGATATAACTGAAGGCGATAGTGATACATTAATAGATTTTTTAAAAGCAAGAAGTTTAGATAATGCAAGTTTCGATTTCACACCTCCTAATGACCCTGCTGGAAAATTTGTTATCAATGGAACTTATAGTAAACGAATAAATTATGCTGGACTAGCTTCTGTTTCAGTAACTTTTAGAGAGGTGTTTGAGCCTTGACTGCTGCTACTGTTTGGACTGCTTCTACAAGTCTCAGTGCTAATGCAATAATCGCATCTACAACAGGAAGCAATGGAATGTTTTTTCGTGTCACACAAGGCGGTACAACAGGTAGCAGTGAGCCAGCATGGTCATCTAAAGTAGGCGAAACAATTTACGATAATAATGTTAGATATATTTCGTTTAGTAGTACTTTTGAAGAAATATCAAAAATTAATCCATCTTCAATTATTGAACTTTTTGAGTTGGAATTAGTGCAAGCTATACATGGCAGTAGTCAAATTTATAGATTTCATAACGGCAGTAGTTTAAACGCTAACGGACAAATCACATGGAAAGGAAATGGTTATTATAGATTTCCAATACAGGCAGAGGGTTTTGCATACCAACGTGGTCAACTTCCAAGACCAACTTTAACAATATCAAACTTATCAAGTACTCCTAATATTTCTGCAATTCTTTTATCAGTTAATACAACAACAGTTGGAAATGATCTGTCAGGTGCAAAAGTTACAAGAATTAGGACACTGGCAAAATACATTGATGCTATAAATTTTGCAGATAATACAAATGCAACCGCTGACCCAAATGCTGAATTTCCTAGAGAAGTTTATTTTATTGATAGGAAAACTACTGAAAACAGAGAACTTGTTACATGGGAACTTAGCGCGGTCTTTGATTTAATGGGAATAAAAGCCCCAAAGCGTCAATGTACAAGAAGTATATTCCCTGCTGTTGGAACATTTAAACAATGAACTGGAAAGATGCTGCTCTCGCTCATGCGAAAGACCAAGACCCGAAAGAAAGCTGTGGTTTATTGTTGAATATCAAAGGAAAACAACGATATTTTTCTTGCCGTAATTTATCGTTAAACGATAATCAATGTTTTATGATTGACCCAGAAGATTACGTCAAAGCTGATAATGCTGGTCAAATTATTGCTATTGTTCATAGCCATCCATTAACATCTCCAACACCAAGTCAAGCAGACAAAATTAGTTGCGAAAAAAGTAATTTAGAATGGCATATTGTGAATCCAAAAACAGAACAGTGGGGATATTGCAAACCATCTGGTTTTAAAGCTCCATTGATTGGTAGACCTTACGTTTTTGGTGTCACTGATTGCTGGTCATTAGTAAGAGATTGGTATAAAGAAGAAAAAAATATTATTTTGCGAGATTGGGAAAGACCAAACTCACATTCAGAATTTAATAACAATCCTATGTTTGATGCGTGTGCTTGGAGAACTGGTTTTAGAGAACTTAGAAAAGATGAAAAATTAGAGGTTGGAGATTTATTATTTATGAGTATTATGGGAAAAGGTTTAAATCATGTTGCTTTATTCTTGGGTAATGAAATCTTACATCACTTAGCAGATAGACTAAGTTGCAAAGAGCCATACTCAGAATGGTTGTTAAAATGTACAGGAAAGAGGTTACGTTATGTTGCGTAAAATCAAACTTTACGGAGAACTTGCAGAATTTGTAGGAAGTAAAGAATTTGATGTTGCAACTACAGCAGTTAAAAACCCTGCAAATGCTGTCAGGTTTTTACTATCAAATTTTAAAGGTTTAGAAAAACATATAAGCGAAAATAATTATCAAGTAAAAGTTGGAGATTATTCAATAGAAAAAGAAGAGTTTTTATTTCCATGCGGGAATAGTGATATACATTTCATTCCAGTAATTCAAGGATCTGGCGGAGTAGGCAGAATACTTGGAGGAATTGCATTGATTGGTTTTGCCTTTGCTACAGGTGGAGCATCAATAGGCGCAGGGGGTTTACTTAAAGGAGGTATAACTTTTGGTACAGGAACTATTGGTAGTCTTTCTTACGGAGTTATGGTTAGTAAAGCTCTAGTCTATGGAGGTGGTTTACTTGCTTTGAGTGGGGCTGCCCAAATGCTATCCCCACAACCTCAAACTCCAGATTTTCAATCTTCTGAAGACCCTCGTATTTCATTTAATTTTAGTGGTATCCAAAATGTCACAAGGGCTGGAACTTCGATACCTTTAACTTATGGAGAAATATTTGTGGGCTCTGTCGTTATTTCTGCTCAAATTGATACGGAGCAAGTTAAAGCATGACTAAAAAAATTATTGGTTCTGGTGGTGGTAGACCTCCAGCACCTCGTCAACCAAGTCGCGCTCCTGATACCCTTCACAGTCGTCAGTTTGCAACAATACAAGATCTTATTTCAGAAGGAGAAATCGAGGGTTTCTCTACACCATCAAAAGCTGGTTTAACAGATAGAACTACAGCAGCGTATTCTAATGCGAGCCTTAAGGATGTTTTTTTAGATGATACTCCAGTACTTAAAGACACAGCCAATAATAGTAACCCAGCAACTTCAGATTTTAATTTTCAAGATGTATCGTTTGAAACAAGATTTGGTACATCAAACCAAACAAAAATAGGAGGAATTGAAGACAGTGCAGCACAACCTTTAAGTGTTAATCAAACAGTTACTAAAGCAAGTAATGGAATCGTTCAACAAATACAGGCAACAGGTGGTGGAGGTATTAACCCATCAGCCTTACGCATAACATTAACTTGGCCACAAATACAGCACTTAAAAGAAAATGGAGATGTAAGCGGAAGTACAATTAATTATCAAATTTTTGTTGAATATAATAGTGGAGGTTATCCAACTACACCACAAATTAACGATTCTGTTTCGGGTAGAACTGGGGACGCTTACCAAAGAGATCACAGAATAGAAATTACAGGTGCGTTCCCCATAAATGTAAAAGTTGTAAGGGTAACTAATGACAGCACAAGCGAAAGTTTAGTAAATGCTTTTACTTTTACAAGTATTACAAAATTATTTGACGTAACGTCTACATATCCAAACTCTGCATATACGCAACTCAGATTAGATTCAAAACAATTTAGTCAGTTTCCTAGTCGTAGATATAAATTGCGTGGAATTAAAATCCGCATTCCCGGAACTGGAGCAAATAGTTCTGGTACTCCTACTGTTGTTGCCAATCAAACAATAGCAACTTCTTTAGGTCTTGGAACACCAAGCAGCTTTGGCTTTATTCATTATCCAGATGGTTATATTTTCAACGGAACTATGCAAGCTGCGACATGGTGTAGCTGCCCATCTATGGTGTTATTAGACGTTTTAACTTCAGTAAGATTTGGTTTTGGAGATCATATAACTGATGATAATTTAGATTTATTTAGTTTTGTAGAAGCCTCAAAATATGCAAATGAGCTTGTTGATGATATGTCTGGTTCTGGTTCAAAAGAACCAAGATTTAGCTGCAATGTTAATATCCAAAGTACCAATGAGGCTTTTAATTTAATTAATGACCTAGCGAGCATTATGAGGTGTCAAGCTGTTTGGGCAAATGGATCAATACAACTAGCTCAAGACAGACCTACTGATGCCAATTTTTTATTTAACTTAAGCAATGTAGATGATTCTGGATTTAGTTACACAGGTGCAAGTTTAAAACAAAGACATACTGTAATTTCAGTTGCTTATTACAACATGGACGCACAGGAGATTGATTATGAAGTTGTTGAAGATTCCGTTGGGATTACAAAATTTGGTCATGCCATAAAACAAGTAAAAGCATTTGGTTGTACATCAAGAGGTCAAGCACAAAGATATGGAAAATCAATTTTATTCAGTGAGCAACAAGAAAGCGAACTTTGTACTTTTAATACATCAATTGATGCTGGTTCAATATGTAGGGTTGGTTCAGTTATTGAGGTTAACGACCCAGTTCGTGCTGGTGCTAGAAGAGGTGGTCGTATTACTGCTGCTACAACAACAAAAATCACAATGGACGCTATTAGCGATACAACTTTACCTGATATAAGTGAGAGTCCACAAATCAGTGTAGTTTTGCCTGATGGAAAAGTAGAACAAAGAACAATTACTAGCTATACCAATGCAAACGAAGCAAATGTAAGTTCTGCTTTTTCTCAAACTCCAGAAATTAACGGCATTTATTTATTAACAAGCACAAGTCTTTCAACACAAAAATTTAGAGTTATTTCTGTTGAGGAGAATGATAGTACAGGCTATACAATTCAAGGTCTTACTTATTTAGATGGTAAATATGCAAATATTGAACAGGCTCTTACATTACCAGTAATAAAAATATCAACATTAAATGACTTAAAAGAACCTCCTGAAAACCTTACAGCCGTTGATAAAATTGCAGTAATTAATAATCAGGCAGTTGCTAAAATTCTTGTTTCTTGGAAGCCTGTTACAGGGGTTACTCAATATCAAGTTAACTATAGAAAAGCAAATGGTAACTTCACTTCAACAAATGTTTTTAGACCTGATTTCGAAATTATTAATACTGAAGAGGCTGAATATGAGATACAAGTATTATCATTTAATGCAACTTTAAAATTATCAGCAAGTTCAACATCAATAACACATCAATCAAAAGGAAAGTCAGGAATTCCATTAAATGTTCAAAATCTTTCTATAGAACCTGTATCAACACAATTCGTAAGATTAAGATGGGATAAAACTACTGATGCAGATGTTTTACATGGAGGTCTAGTTTATATACGTCATAGTAATAAAACTGATGGAAGTGGTACATTTCAAAACTCTACTGATTTAATTCGTGCAATAGCTGGTAGTTCAACTGAAGCTGTTGTTCCCTCTCTTGAGGGCGAATATATTCTAAAATATCAAGATGATGGGGGCAGATTTAGTGCTGGAGAAACAAGCGTAATTGTAGATTTACCTGATTTAATAAATAATTTGGTTGTTAAAAATCAAAGAGAAGATACTTTGGGTTCTCCATTTAGCGGAACAAAATCCAACACTTCAATAGTTAATTCAAATACTTTGCAATTAACTAACCCAGCTACAAACGCTACTGGAACTTATGAATTTGCATCAACTTTAGATTTAGGTGCTGTTTATTCAATAAATTTGCAAAAACATATTCAAACAGTTTCATTTTATGTTGGAAATAATATTGATAGTAGAACGGAAAATATTGATACTTGGACTGATTTTGATGGTGCAAAAGCTGAAGATACAAATTGTTTGACAGAAGTAAGAGTAACCCAAACTGACCCTTCTGGTTCTCCTACATATACTCAATATAATACTTTTGCAAATGGTACTTTTAAAGGTCGTGGGTTTCAATTTAAACTTACTTTGACCAGTGCAGACGTAGCACAAAATATAACTGTTCAACAGGCTGGTTTTAAAGCAATATTTGAAGCTCGCACTGAAACTTCTACTTCAGTCATTGCATCAGGATCGTCTGCAAAAAATGTTCCTTTTGATAAACCATTTTTCACTGGCACTTCTAACTTAGGTGGTTCAACTTCTGCTTATCTACCTAGCGTTGGCATTACAATTCAAAATGCTCAAAGTGGAGATTTTTTTGCAATTACAAGTGTTTCTGCGACAGGTTTTACTGTAGAAATAAAAAATGGAAGCAGTTTTGTAAATAGAAACTTTACTTATCAAGCTGTTGGATATGGGAAAGGGGTGTAATATGGAGGAAAACAAAGTCTAATGTCACAAGTTGCAGATTATGATATTGCTAATGCTGCTGGCTCAGTCGTAAGAGCAGAGCTTAATTTAATTTTAAATGCAATAAAAACAAATAATGCTGGAACGCAAAATAATTTAGGAACTACAAGCCCATATCAAATATTTGCAGATACAACTAATAATAAATTAAAAATAAGATCTGGTTCTGGCGATAATGCTGCTGCTACTGCAACTTTTTTTGAAATTGGCGAGTTAGGTACTGCAAACTTAGGTTTACTTCCAGCATCAGGCGGTACTATGACAGGAGCATTATTAGGACATGATGGTTCAAATGCTGCTGCCCCTGCTTTTTCTTTTGATACTGATACTGATTTAGGATTTTTTAGAAAAGCTGCTAATGTTTTAGGTTTTTCTTCTGCGGGTACAGAAAAGTTAATAATGGACGCAAATGGTTTAACATTGCAAGCACAAAGCGATTTAAGGTTAGCAGATAGTGATAGTTCTCATTATGTAGGTTTCCAAGCACCCGCAACAGTATCAACTAGCCTTGTATGGACACTCCCTGCTGCTGACGCTACTGTTTCTGGTTACGCTTTAGTTTCAGACACAAACGGCAATTTAAGCTGGGCTGCTGCTGGAGGTGGAGCAGTTGGAGGTGGAACTGATACTATTTTTTGGGAGAACTCGCAAACAATTACTGCTGATTATGCGATTACAAATGGCAAAAATGCTGGTTCATTTGGACCAGTAACGATTAATGCTGGAGTTACTGTGACAGTTGGTGCTGGAGAGACATGGACTGTAGTATAAAAGTGTATATAATAGACTCATGAGCCAACTTAAAGTCAACAGCATAATCCCAGTATCAGGAGTACCGACAGGCGGTGGTGGTGGAATAATTCAAGTAGTTCCAGCAGTTAAAACAGATACTTTCACAACTACAGCAGCTATTAGTAGTCCAGCAGCAGTTACAGGATTGGCGTGTACAATTAC